AGTGATTAGCCCCATTGCGATCCTTGTATTCCTTATGATCAAAGGTAAGCATGTGCCGTTCCTCTGGTCTATCCATATTCTTGACACCAACTTGCACTAGGAAGTTACCCTCTTCAAATGGATCAAGGTGTAGCTTACCACCACGTTTACTTGTAGTGTTCTCTACGTCTAGTACTAGTCTCATCATTTCCCCTAACTGTATATAGATCTATCGCCATCCAGCACTACATTACATTCGCCATGATAGCCGCCATTTAATTTATTCTTTGCTATTTCTATGTTTCTCATATTTTCTCTCACAACCTGACTTGATTCCATTTTCTCTATCTTTGCAATTAATAGCATTAGGTCAGCCTCAGCAGCCTTTCCTGTCTTACTACCTTCAAGCATTGATTGGTCAGGTCTATTGATACCCTCTGCACTAGCGCTAAGCTGTGACATCCAAATGATAGCACAGTTATATTCAATAGCTAAGTTACGTGCATAGATAGCAGCATCTTTAAGGTATACGTCTGACTTATCACTAGTCCTCTTAGCAAACTTATCGCCCATGTCAAGTACAACAATGTCAGGCTGTTCATTCTTTATAACAGACTCAACAAAGGACAGGTCTTTACCTATGCATCCATGAAACTTAATGTTATCCTTAACCTTAGCCCAAAGAATACCAGCACGTGCTTGATTATTATTAACTTCTTTTAATGTCATGTTAGATGCAGCACTTAGATAACGTGCAGTCACACGTGATGGTGCCTCTTCATTACACAAGACGATACACTTAGCGCCCTGTGATGCAAAGCCACCATCAGAAGCAATCACTGATGCGTGGAAGGATGTCTTACCTGTGTTAGGCCTTGCTCCTACTATTACCATATGCCCAGCGCTAATGCCATCAACCTTTTGACGCAGATCAGGGATATTAAACTTCCATTTAGATTCTTGTGCAGCAGCAGCTAAGATAGAATTAATATCTGTATCTTCCCACTCTATATTGAGGTTAGGTATGAAGTCTTCTTGATATGCATTTAAGATATTACGTAAAGGTTCAAGTGAAGTCTGTGATCCATTGACATACTCAAAGCCTAAGTTAGCTACCTCTTCACCGACAACCTGTTGGAATAGTTTAGACATTACTTCCTCAGCAATAGGCTGAGCCATAGGCTGTTCCTTATTAAGCATACGGAACAATCCTTTGTACACATCCTTGTTAGCTGTAGTCATACTGTTGTTAGTAGCAAAGAACAAAGCCTCAAGCTCTGATCCTGTTAAGCTGTTGTTATACTCACGCATAGCATAGTCAAGTGTCTGCTTAATCTTACGTACATCTTTACTGAATAGTTTATCTGGGCATCGGATACCCTTGTGCTTGGTATAGAAATCCTTATCCATCAAGGACTTAACCAGTGCTAACTCCATCATTTTCGTACTCTTCTTTCTCTAATATAGTATGAGCCTACAGGTTGTTTCATGGATGCAAGAAGGTCAGCGAATTGTTGATGGCTCATCTCTATAAATACACTATAGTCCATGTCATCAACGCATTCCTCTTGTATAATCCCTACACTCTCTTGATCCATGATTATCTTAATGTCACCAAATCTACCTGACTCATCTATGGTAGTGATGATAGTCTCTTCATCTTCCATCTCAACGGTGAACACTTTGATACACCTCTACTACTGCCTCAGCGTACTGCTTAGCGTGTTGCGTTGCTGCCTCTTGGCTATCAAATAAGATAGGATCAGAGTTATACGTGAATGGATTCTCATGTGTTGCATACATCCAATCATCAAAGCCTGTGTGGTAACTTACTACCCATTTACGCATCACTTCTTACCTTTCTTTATGTATCTATTACCAATGAAGTAACCTAGATAAACCAGGCCAACACATACTAATGTCTCAGTTAGGTACATCTACTTCCATCCCCTTCATGATAAGCTTTACGAAACCATACTCAAATATCTTGTGATATGTTTCTGCATCCAAGTCAAGTGTTAGTGTAGCTGACCCATCCTCATTGTCTGTTATAGTTTCTATCTTAATAAGATCATTCATCTTTCAACTCCTTGTTTTATGTGGTGAATAGCAGGTTCATTCAGTTCTTTATGTGTAAACATATTGACTGCCCAACCATGCCATATGTCGGAGGCTGATGTTACATTCTCACAGGAGAGCCATCGTTTGTTTTCATGTGGGGATATCTTATTATAGTCATTCATCTTTCAACTCCTTGTTATGTTTACGAAACCTTTTATTGTATGCACGTTTAATCTTCTTTAACTGACCACTCTTCCATATATGAAACCTACGTGCTTTAGTTAGTCCATCATATTCACCACCGCCTTTCATTGGTATTCGTTTAGTCATTGCTCATCTCCTTCTAATACCCTGATATTACTACCGCCCATTTCTGGTTGGTTACTAACATTATGGTATCATTTCTCCTCTTGTTTCTTTAGTTCAGCTTTATAAGCATCGACAGCATCCCAAGCAGCATCATAA